TACTACAATCGTTGCTGGAGTGATTCTCTCCACCTTTTCTTTTCTTTGGTATCTTGAAGACCGTGAAGGTGGTGGCATTTACGATCCTTCATCTGTTCATCCTCCTATCAAAAAATGACTCCTAACACTCTTGATTTCACTGGAAACGCTGTTACTTATCTTGGATTTGTAGGTGTAGTTTCTGCTTTTGTTATTATTGTAACCTCATTTCGTAGGTTCTTCAATTCTCCCTATAATGTTCGAGTGACACCTAAACAGGTGGCCACTAAACTCCCCACTGACTCTAATTCTACTGTATCATTAACAAATGACTGAAACAAACTATTACTGGACTACTAAACTCAATAATGCAACAAATCGTCGTATTGGGAAACTTGAAAGTGAAGGTGTAAAAGTCAACACAAACACACACGAAGGACGCAAGGTTATTGGTTACAATTACCTGGAACTTGTAAAAGACTGAATCCTAATCAATTCCATTCACTACATTATCAACAACAATGACTGAAACTGTTAATGTGCTTCCTCACATTCGTGAAATGAAAGAAACTTGGCGGCGTCAAGATTTCACCTTTACAAAATCTCAACAGGAAGAATACGATCTCTTGATTGCTGCTCGTCGTGAGCGTGTTAAGTATTTCTATGACAATGACATGGTGTGCAAAATGAGTAAGTCTGCACAAGACAAACTGCGAGATGCTGAGGATAACTAAATACTGAGAAGAGTGTTTAGGTAACGATGAAATCATTTCAGGAGTTTATGATTCTTGCTGAAGCAGCTTATGATGCTAGCGTCATGGGTTCATCACAAATCCGTCGCGGTGGTGATGGCACGAAGATTGGAGCTGAGCGCAAGAAGACTGCTCCTGAAATGAGAAGAATGAAGTCAGTTAAAGATCCTGAGACTGGCAAAGTTAAGAGAGTTCCTGTTTCCTACAAGGAAAGAACGGATGTTGGTTCACAGAGACAAGCATCTACCCGTGTGCAACAACCTGAAAAGGAAAGAGGTAGCAAAGAAGTCGCACAATCCTATGCTGAGAAGGTAAAAGCAGAAAGAAGAAAAGCAGCACAAGCAAGAATTGCTGCTAAGAAAGCAGGACAAAAACCTGAAGCAGCAAAGACAACTTCAAGAGAAGCAGAAAAGACAGCATCAAAGCTTCTCTCAAAGAAAGCACCTACAAAGAAACCTTCTGGTGAGAAAGAAGACCACATGATTAAGGGTTCTTTACTTCCAAAAGGTGAAAAGAGACCTTACAGTAGAGAAGAGAAGAAAAAGATTGTAAGAACTGGTAAGAGACTGCAAGCAGATTTGCAAAAAGGAAGAGACAAACCCGCAAGTCACTATCAGTCATCACTCACTGGCGATAAGTAGAACTGGGCCCCTGAAAGTGTATCAGTAGTATAAGGACAACACTCAAAACAACATTATGCTCTGGCAAGATCGCAACGGAACCTGGCACAGCACAGTTTCTCCGATTGACATCAAGATTAACAACGCAATTCTTGATGCAAAAGCAAACAGAACTTACGATGAATGGGATGACTCTAAAGGTTCTCTCTGGGATCAAATGTTCGGTGAGTTTTATGCTGATTGATTAAACCTCACCAGCACGCTCAGATTGACCTCTAAGCGTGCTATTCTTGTCTTTAGATACCAAACACTAAAACTAATGAGTTACGTTCAAATCCCTGATTTTGTGTTCGATAGCATCATCAACTCTCTTGAGCGAGGTTATGATGTGTGTGATAGAGTTGATTACTCTTCTGAAGAAGTGGAGAAGAGTTCGGAGTATGCAACTGGTTACAGTCGTGCTACAATGATGAGTGTGATTGAGCGACTGAAGCAATACAAACAGATTAGTAACTGATACTGGGCCCCTGAAACTGCACTTATAGTATGAGCACCAATACGATGAACATTCAACTCCGTCCGCATCAAGAACGCGCAGTAAAAGCGATGGTGAAGTATGCTAGAGGAATTATCTGTGCTGTGACTGGCGCAGGTAAAACTCTTGTCGGTGTTGCTGATACTGTTCGTGAGTTTGCATCAGAAACCCCTAAAACTGTTGTTATTGTAAGTCCAAGGATTCTCCTTGCAGAGCAGCTCTCTCACGAGTACCTTGAGTTTATCACAAATGCAAAGGTATTTCACTGCCATAGTGGAGAAACTCACTGGGAATCTTCTACTCGCCCATATGAGATTCGTAACTGGGTTGATACTCATAAGGATTCTCATAAACTCATCTTTACCACATATCATTCACTTTCTCGCCTTCAACAAGCAGAAATTGAAGTAGATACTGTTCACATGGATGAAGCGCATAATAGTGTGCAAAAGCATTTCTTTCCTGCTGTAGAACACTTCTCCAAGACTGCAAAGCGATTTTATTCATATACTGCCACTCCTAAGAACTCCAATGTCATTGGCAAACCTGGAATGAATTGGAGTGAAGTATATGGACAAATCATTGCAAATGTTTCTGGTCCTGAGATGGTTCGTGGTGGTTATATTGTTCCACCTAAAGTGGAAGTTAAGCAACTTCCTATGGTTAAAGGTCGTCAGGTAATCTTTGACCGAGATGCAGAGAATCTGATGGAAACGATTGATGATTATAAAGTCACCAAAGCTCTTATTTGTGCTAAGACTACCAAGCAAATCATTGGTCTGATTTCTGAGACTGACTTCTGCAAAGAACTTGAGGATCGTGGTTACTCTTGGATGGTGATTACGAGTAAGACTGGAGCAATCATTGATGGCAAAAAAGTCAATCGAGAGCAGTTCTTTGATGTCCTAAATGCTTGGGGCAAGGACAATGATAAGAAGTTTGTTGTTATCCATCACTCTATTATCTGTGAAGGTATTTCAGTTTCTGGTCTTGATGCTGTTATCTTTATGCGTCCTATGGATTATATTGGAATAGCTCAATCTGTTGGTCGCATTGTGAGACTTCATCATGATGATGCCAAAGGTCTTGCTGAGGGTAAGATTCAACCTGGAGCACTACAACAATACACTAAGTCTTTTGCTCTCTGTGTGATTCCAGTCTATACTTCTGTGGGTATTTCAACCGCTCGTAAAGTGCAAGCAGTTGTTGATACCATCTTTACCAAAGGTGAACCCTGCATCTCTACAGTGAACCGCTGAGTCTCACCTGAGACTCAAGTATCCATCAGGGTCAAAACCCTGATTTTTCTGCAATTTCACTGCAAACGACCTAGAACCCATCCACCGCAACAAAAACGACGATTTTTCTGAAAGTGTACCTCAAATGAAAAATTCTATCATCACAATGGAAAACGCATTGGATAGATTATCTGAAATCAAACCATCTAGCGCAAAAAAGATTGAAATCTATGCACAACGCTGCTACCATGACTTCATGAATCCTGGCATCATTGAGTGGTGGAAAAGTAAAAGAAATGATAAAGATGTTGTGAGATCTATTACTAGACCTTTTTATGATCTAGTTCATTCTTGCTCTATTCCTACTGGATTGATTACGAGAACTGCATTTGAGAAACTACAGAGTAACAAGAAATTTGTTGCAACAAAAGATCATTGTTTTCGTCCACAAAATACATATCAATATATGTTGGATAATCGTGAAAGTTTTTGTGAGTTTTCTACATTTCGAAAATGGTACATAATGTGCTGCTCTACTGTTCTTGTTGTTGGTAAAGAAAATGATCGTTTGAGTTTGGAAGGTATTGACAATCGACGAGGAAAATATGTTATTAAAGTTCTTACAGATCAGCAATATATTCATGCTGGTTTGGATCTATACTCTTACAGCACAGACCGCGAGTGGAAAGATAGAACTCTCACGCTAGAATCGAATCTAATTGCTGCACCAAAAGATTTGCTAGAGTATGAGAAAAAGTTTCTAGTTTCTAACCAAACAAGTCCTCTAATGGAGTTTCTAGTATGAAGGAAGGATTTTTAGTTTCTGGTGGTCTTTATGCGGCAATTCCTTTTGGAAAATCTCAACTGATGATAATCCACAACGGTCAGCAACTCAAAGTGTGTAGGACTGAAGCATCAGCAAGAAAGTTTATTGATGATCACAAAAAAGGTAAAAGTGTTGCAAAATTACCTATTGACTGATAGAATAAGAACATAAATCGCACAACTTATGAGTAAGTCAAGAGAACTGGATAAGTTCTATACAAACCCAAGTGTAGCTAAAGAGTTTGTTGAGATTATTGATGGACTATTTCCTCTTGATAGTTTTGACTTAATTGTCGAACCTTCAGCAGGAAGTGGCAATATCTTACAGTATCTTCCTGAAGGTTCGGTAGGTTTAGATCTTGAGCCTGAGGGTGATGGTATAACCAAACAAGACTTTTTTGAGTACGATCCCGAGTATCATCCACTCACAAATAACATTCGTATTGCTTGCATTGGAAATCCACCTTTTGGCACTGGATATATGAATCCACTTGCAAAGGCATTTTTCAATCACGCTGCAACATTTAGTGAGTTGATTGCATTTATTGTTCCTGCAAAGTGGGCAACATCTTGGAAGGTGCAGTTTCAGTTAGATAAGTCTTTCAATCTATACTACAGTGAGTTACTTCCAAAGAATAGTTTTGTTCTTGATGGAGAACCATATCATGTTCCTTGTTGTATGCAAATCTGGTCAAAAGTAGGAAGAAAAGATTTAATTGACCTGAGAATCAGGAATAGACCGCCAACAAAACACGAAGACTTTGAGATGTTCTTGACTTGTGACAATGTACCCAAACTTCCTCAGGTAAGAGAACAAATTAGAAAGCAAGAATACTGGGAGTTTGCTCTTAAGTATTGGGGGCAGATTCGTGTATGTGATTATAGTGAAGTATCTCCAGATACTACCACACATTACCTCTTTAAGGCAAAAAAACCTTATGTTCGTGATATTTTTGAGCAAATAGATTGGAACAAATATGTGTCAAATATGGGTGCTCCAAATGTTGGGGGAAAATCACTTGTAGTGAAGGCATATGCTGAAAAGAAAAGTGAATTGGATATTGTTGATTGATACTGGGCCCCCGAAAGTGTCTTAGTATTGTGACGATGCTCGACACATCTTCACACCTAAACATTACACTAGGATTAAATCGTGTCTTTTCTTCCCGAAGTTTTGCAAGAATATAATCAAGACTTCTCCAATGAAATTGAGGTGTCTCATTTCGTAGAAAAATATAACTTCTATAAGATTGCTGATGTTAAATTGAAATCAGCAGAGCGTTTCATTAAAAATCCAGAAGTGAATCCTATTGATTATGTTGTAGTTCCTGGATTGGAAGATAAGTACAATTCCTATCGTGAATTGATTTATGTTCTTGCCATTGATGGTAAAGTTGCGAAGATTGGTGGTACTTATGTTGGTATGAAAGGTCGCCATCAATCGTATAATTGTGGAACCCGTAAAGCAAGAGCAAAGGGTACTTGTTCAGTCACTAACTTTAATATCACTGAAACACAATATGCCGCAATTATGAGCGGAAAGCGTGTGGAATGGTATGTATTTGATGTTCCTCTTGCAGAAGCAACTATCAATGTCTGGGGGGAAGAAGTGACATACAATGCAAAGACTTTTTATAAGTACGAAAGTTCTTTGTGTGATCAATATAAGAAACTGACTGGACATTTTCCTCTTCTTTCCTCCAATTCTGGTGTTGAGTGAAATTGGGCCCCCGAAAGTGTACCTATAGTATGAGCACTAAGCAAATGCAGAACAAACATCTAGAACATCCTGAAGATTGTATCCTGACAGGTGATCTTTCTGTTCTGGATTGGTTTTCTGAAACCGAAAGCACCATTAGTGTCAAGATGGATGGTGCTCCAGCTATTGTTTGGGGCACAAATCCTCAGAATGGTAAGTTTTTTGTCTGCACCAAAGCAGCATTTAACAAGAAAAAGATTCGCCTTTGTTATACCGAAGATGACATCTTTACTCATTTTGGTGGACAACCAAGAGTAACACAGATTCTCATCTTCTGCCTAGAGTTTCTGCCTCGCACTCAACAAGTGCTGCAAGGTGATTGGATTGGTTTTGGTAAAGGGTTGGATACTTTTACTCCCAACACAATTACCTACAAGTTCCCTGAGAAAGTTCGTCAGGAGATTATCATTGCTCCACACACAATCTACAGTGGTTCTGATGACATTCGTGAAATGTCTGCTGCTCCTTTGATGAGCAAACTGATCAGCACTAAAGATTGCCTGTTTGTCCAGCCTTCTGTGGAACTGAATCCTTATCGTGAAGATTTGGAGGATGTTTGTAAGTTTGCCAAGCAAATGTCAACTCTGTGTGAGTTTGTGAGTGATAAGAAAGCATCACAAATCAAAAAAGAGATCAATGCTTGCATCCGTGAGCAAAAGATCGTGGATGAAAATGAAATTGCAGAAAAATGTGATTGTGATGTGAATGTCCTACGGCTTTGGAAGTTGGTGAAGACAATCAAGGACGATTTGTTCCTGTTTATTCACGAAACTGGTGAGATTGAGTGTTCCATCAATAGTGTAGATACTTTTCACGAAGGTTTTGTAATCACAAATCAATTCGGCACCTTTAAGGTGGTTGATCGTGAAACATTCTCTCATGCAAACTTTACCACGCAAAAGTCTTGGGGTTGATAACTGGGCCCCTGAAAGTGTACCAGTAGTATGAGAAAGACACATCGCTTCCAAACATTCAAAGAGGCACTGAACTTTTTGATGAATGAGTTTCAAATGAGTAATCAACAAGCAACTCATTTCATTTGGGACAATCAGTTCACTATGGGAACTGACCGTGCTATTTGGATCACTGAACCTACCAACTGATTATGACTACAACCATCGTTGAATACGCTGCACAGAAAGATGCACAAAACACAATCTACCTTAACATTGTTAAGTATGGTTTGATGTTATGTGATGCTCTCGGGCACGATGCTCCCGATAATTACTTCTATGAACTGGATAGCTCTGGTCGTAAGTATCACAGAATCTGGATGTATATTGGCGACCGTCGTGATAGCATCCATGCTTTTATTGATAAACAAACTGGTTCAGTATTGAAACCTGCAAGTGTAAAAACACCTGCCAAGGGTGAGCGTTACAATCTCCTCTCTATTCCTTCTCGTGAGAAGTGTCTTGAGAGTGCAAATTGGTCGGGTTCGTATTTGTATCTTCGTTGATTTACTCAAATGACTTACACTCAAGACATTCAAGAACTGACTGTTACAAAATCACTCAAACTTCTGCGTGATGGCTTCAAATCTGAGTTTGCTACATCCGTGTTTGCAGATGAGCGAACGACTGAACTCTTTGCTCAACTTGCGAGTGAGTTTGTGCAAGCAAACATTCCTGTGGTTGATGAAGACAACCAGATGGAACTTGCTATGATGCTGTTGGAATCGTTGGAAGTTATTGCACGATGAATAATTATCACCGTGAAGAATGTGACCAGTTCTATTCTTGGTGGAACCAAAATCGAGAAAGGATTGAGAGAAACAACCTCCATTCTTTCTCTGGAATGTATAGAAACACTTTGGGACCAAAGTATTATCGAAGTGGATGGTCTTTTCGTCAAATGATTCAATCTGCGTACAAACGATGACTTACTCTAACCTCTCAAAGATTCGTCCCAAACTGAGAACAACTGGCCGTGTGTCTGGGAACTTCGGAAAATCGAAAGTTCGTGCAGGTTCTTCACTCAATGACATAGGTGGTGATGGTAACATAGGAGCAACACAAGATGATTACCTGAATCGTCTGTATTATGCTTTTGATAACACCACTGATCCTAAACTTCAACGCTTCATCTATTCTGAAATCCGCAAGATTCACATTCAAAGAGGTACTTGGTAATGGCAACTTATCGTGCTAAATGTTGGTTAGGTTCTGCTTCTGGTTATCAAGAACTGGAAGTGCAATCTAACACTC